GACAATTTCCACACCTCCTTAGCCTCGAAACTTAAAGCTAATTTATTTGCAACCCAACTATCTTATACTCTCCACAACTCTACCACTATGTCTGTCCAACAAACCATTCTCACGCACTCTCATCTTTTGAAAAGTACTGCTACCTCCGGTACAAACTTCAAACCCGACGGTACTTCACAGTTCCGACCCCAACCTCCGCGTCCGAATCCTCATGCAGTTGAATCCCACAAGAAAGTTCTCCTCTTCTCTATGGCTCAACATCTTTACACTCATGAAATTGAATTCATCTTGACTCAACGCACACGCTCTCAAGTCACAGAAGAATCCATCCTCACAGACTTTTTCTTTGGTGATCTTCCCTATCATAAGGTGAAGAAAGACGCTTACTACGTTCACGCTCTAGAATGCACATATCGTGCTTTCTCCCCCCCCCGTAAATGTAGACCAGTACACCTACTGGACGTCCAACACCACTATCCACACAAGACCTCCTCGAACGCAGAAGCCCCGTTCTCCACAGAACCCTTCTTCCTCGCGCAGCTCAACTCTCCTATCTATCGACAGCGACACGCTCTCGAACATACACAACCACGACCTTCTTTCGGCAATATGAAAGACATTGTGTTTGATTGGTCCCGACGAATTATCCACGAGATAAAAGACGGCGCATCATTTGAACGCTACCTCTACTACATCCTATTGCACACAAAGACTGCACTCATCGACTCCACTGACCCCAATAAACTGAGATCCATCTCTGGCTACCCACGCCCTCAGAACCTAGCGTACATAATGCTACTCTGGTCCTATATGGCACATCTCAAACGTCATCCTGGAACCACTCCTCTCCTATGGGGATATGAAACCATAACTGGCGGCTGGCTTCGTCTCAACAACGAACTCATGCTAAGTCACGTTCGCGGCTCGATCATAACTCTAGATAAATCTCGCTTTGACAAGTATTTCTCTTTCGAAATCCAAGACGATATTGACACTATGATACGATCCTTCCTCGACTTCAACAATGGTTACATCCCAACCGTTGAGTACCCTGAAACCGACAAAACTTGGAACCCAGCTAAAGCTCAGAGACTTCAAAATCTTTGGTCTTGGCTCTGCTATTCCTTTCGTCAATGTCCAACCGTCATCTATGACGGTAGGAAATTTAGACGACGTTGGTTCGGCATGCCTTCTGGCTGCTACCCAACCCAGCTATATGATACCATTCATTTCTATATAACTGACCTCACTGTCCTTTTCGTTATGGGTTTTCGCACTAATCACATCATCGTCTCAAAAGGCGAAGGTGATGATAAGTTAACTATGCTTTCTGTCATTATCCAACCTAATGAACACCAAGCCTTCCTCTCCACGTATGCAGATATCGACCGTCACTACTTCGGCTCTGAAACTAGACCTGAAAAGTGTGAAATGCACAACACACCTCGTAATGTACAAGTTCTTGGTTACCGTAATAATCACGGTATTCCTGAACGCGACTACCTCGAACTGTTGGCCCAACTCTATCACACTAAGTCCACGTCTCCTACCCCTAGTAAAACGATGGCCGCTTGCGTCGGCATTGCCTACGCACTGATGCATCCTGACAAACCGCACCTCCTCCGTGCCTACAATGTCTGTAAAAGTACCTTTGATTACTATGCTTCTCAAGGATACACTCCAGACGAACGTTCATTCTACATGACGTTCTATCAAGACGTCACTTTCTCAACAGAAATTGATTTTCGCATCTTTCCCTCTCCTTCTCAAATTGCACACAATCTTTTGAATAACAGTTACGTTCCTCCTCACACCATGAAGCGCTTCTGGCCTGACTGGTTCAAGGCTGAATTTTAACTGGTTTTCCCCGTGACCCGGGAGTTTGATAAAGGTTAACTCTCTTTATACACAACTTTTAATAACCATCTCAATCCTTCCTACCCTACATCAAAC